AGTCGGTTTGGAAGGTAAAATTATGAGGTGTTAACGCATTGGAAAAGACAGCATCTATTGCCATTTGCGGCAGCAAGTCCGCCTCTTCCATTGCAGGTGTCGCAATGGTGGTAAGATCGTAAGATATGTGTTGCGCGTATATTTTTACAATGCCGTTTAAGGGCTTCGTAATTCTGTAAATGCGGAACATCTGATTTGCCGAGGTGTCGTTGGGCTTGGCTTTTATCAAGCGTTCCTTTTGTATTTCAGAATAGAACTGTCCCGTAACGGGATAGCTCATCACGCACTCATAGCTTCCGTTTCTTTCCTCTGTAACCTGACAAGAAATCGTATCAAGAAGAGTGCCGATTCCGTAAGTAGAGAAATTGGTAGCATTCGCTTTGTAAAGAACGGGAATCATATAGATTTCCACCTCGGGATAACTTCTACACTCGTGATACCACCATCAAAGGCAATGGTGTTAGTGCCGGGCGCAAAAGTAGGAAATCCGTCACCGCTTACGGTATCGTTTTTTAGCTCGGTATCGTGATAGAAATTCATTAGCTCCGAGTCGCATTCGGTGTATCCGTCTAGTGTTTCAAAAGCCCATATTTTTGTTCTGCCAGACGATTGAATCGTGAGATTTCCTGTGCCGCGACCATTTATTTTTAAGTAAGGCTTTGCGGCAAAAGGATACGGATTCACAAGTGTAAACGGAGACGAAGAATAAGTGGCTTTCTCTTGACCCGTGTAAGAAAAACGCATCGGATGACAAGAAAAGTTTACAGTAAACACGCCTATCTTGTTTACCTCGTCTGAAATATCGAGCTTATTATTAAAAACTGCTTTTCGGAAAAATGCCGTATCGTAACTGTCGGACAGTGTATGATATCTGTCGGGTTCGGTATAGAGCCAACACTTAAGAGCCGTTACTTTATCTGCAAGCTCCTGTATGCTTTTTGCGGTGATAAAGCAAGTATAGGATACCGTTGTGTTCGGGAATCTTCCGTTGGGGAAAATCAGGTCTCCGTCCCGCCCCGGTATGGACTGACATTTGACGTCATACTTGGGGGCGGAAAAGATGTCCTTTGAGCTAATACGAACGCCCATATCCTTGGAGCTGATACCGTTATAAATAAAATAATTCATGCAAATACCACTCCTTTCCTCTGGGCAAAGGCACCAGCGGTTGCCATAATTTCGTTAGTCAACTCGGTGATGTCCTCGCTCGTATAGTTATTGAAATTTTGAATGTTGAGTTGAAGAACAAAGCCTCCCACCGCACCCTGTGTTCCATCGGTTATAGTGCTGTGCGCATTGACATCTATGTCCTTTGGAAGCGTTGTTGACAGATCCGCAGAAAGGTCATTAAATACGCCGTTGAGGTCTTTGCTCATATCCGTTGCCGCATCGATAGCTTCACCTGCAGTTTCATCAATACCACCTGCAAGACCCGTCATAAGCATATCACCGACCCACGCCATTTTTCTTGAAGGCGAATGGATGCCGAAGAAGTCGCAAATGCCGTCCCAAAGGTCGGATGCCCAGCTTGAAACTTTATCCCATATCCAAGAAGCAAGGCTTTGTATGCCTTCCCACAAGCCCTTTACAAGGTTTGCGCCAACATCAACGAAAGAGCCGAGACCATTCATAAGAGCACTTACCAAAGAGCTAACAATTTGAGGCATTGCCTTGACAAGCTCCATAATAATCGTGGGCAAATTCGTTATAAGGCTCATAAAGAGGTCAATGCCCGCTTCAATGAACTTGTCGATACTTCCGAGAAGTCCGTTGATGATGCTGTTTATAAGCTCTGGCAAACACCCCACTATCGTAACGATTATCGTAGGAAGCTCGGTAATTAAAGACGTAAGCAAATCAATGCCACAGTCAATAATCATCGGTATCATCCCAAGCAGAGTGTCTATAATGCCCGTAATAATTTCAGGTATTGCGTTGACAATCGTGAAGATGATTTCAGGCAACGCGCCTATGAGAGATGTGATAAGCGTAAGTCCCGCGTCAATAATCAGCGGAACTGCTCCTATCACGGCATTAAGAATCCCCTCGATAATCACGGGGATAGCCGAAACTATCGTAAGCACGATATCCGGGAGCGCGCCGATGAGTGATGTGATAAGCTGAACGCCCGCATCAATCAAAAGCGGAATTGCGCCAATTACAGCCGTAAGGATACCATTGATAATTTCGGGAATAGCCGCCACGATGGTTTCGATAATTTCAGGCAAGGCTCCTACAAGCGAAGTAATTAACTGAAGTCCTGCGTCAATTATCTGCGGGATAGCTTCTAGCACCGCCGTAAGGATACTCTCGATAATGACCGGGATTGCCTCAACTATCGTTTCTATAATCGTGGGCAAGGCATCTACCAAAGCAGTAATAAGCGTTATGCCTGCGTCAACGATACTCGGAAGTGCATCAAGCAAAGTGCTGAGTATTGCGTCTATGATTTTGGGGATTGCCGCCACTATCTTCTTGATAATCGAAGGCAAAGCCTGAACCAAAGAAGTAATCAGCTTGACACCTGCGTTAATAATTTGCGGTATCGCACCCAAGATTGCGGTCAGTAAGCCCTCGATGATTTGCGGTATTGCCGCAACGATAGCATCAATTGTGCTCGGCAGTGCGCCAATAATCGATGTCAGAAGTTGAACGCCCGCATCAATAATCTGCGGAATCGCACCGAGCAAGAACTGAATGATGGAGTCGATAATCTTCGGTAAGGCTTCAATCAGCACGGGAATGGCGTCGAGCAGGCCTTGAGCCAAGCCCATAATGAGTTGCAATGCAGCATCAAGGATGAGAGGCAGATTGTTTATAAGAGTTTCAACGATTTTTACGACCACTTCAACTATTGACGGAATCAACTGCGGAAGTGCTGCCGCTATACCGCTAACAAGTGTAATAATTACTTGCAGAGCCGCATCGATAAGAAGCGGTAATTGGTCTATAATACCATCTACAAGGGCAAGCACCAATTGCAGTGCGCCATCTGCTATCTGCGGAAGTCCCGATATTAGTGCATTCAGTATTGTGAATATGATTTCGGTTGCCGAATTCACAATTATCGGAAGATTGTCCACGATGGCAGAGCCGATTGAGGTTACCATAGTGGTTATCATATCCAAAAGCACCGGGAGATGCTCCATAAATACGTCAATGACCTTCGGCAAAATCTCGCCTATGACATCTGCCATTTTGGAGAGGTCTCCGTCTGCATCCTTTATTCCGTTGGTAAATTCACCGAGAAGGCTGACACCATCAGTAGCAAGGTCTGTAAGAACGGGTAAAAGTATCGTGCCAAGTGCATTCTTTGCGGCTGTTGCGCCTACGGAAAGGTACTGCAACTGGTCATCAAGTGCGCCGTATGCGTTGAGGGCATCGTCACCGAGAACATAACCTGCTTCTTGAGCCTCCTTGCCAAGCTCCGCCATTCGCTCTGCACCCGCTTCGATAAGAGGGTTGAGTTCCTGTGCAGATTTGCCGAGGATCGTCATTGCGATGGCATCACGCTCGGTTTCGTTTTCCATCTTGCCGAGAGCATCAATGATTTCCCAATAGACAGTATCGCTATCGCGCATATTGCCTTCGGCATCATAAACGGCAACACCGAGCTTCTGGTAAGCCTCGGTCATTTCGTTCATCGAAGGCGCCACGGGCTGTGAAGCACTCGTTACATCTGCTTGCGCCGATGCAAGATTTATCTGCGCTTGTTCCAATGCGATAGCAGCTTTTTGAACCGATGCAGAAGCATCACCGCTTTCCGCAAGAGCCGTGTTATAGGCATCTTGGGATGAGGTCAGCTTGTTCTGTGCCTTTTGCAAAGCAACAGCCGCCTTTTGCGCTTGTTCGGAGTCAGCACCATTCTTTTCAACGGCTGCGTTGTAAGTGATTTGTGCGGACTCCACGCCAAGCATCGCATCCTCAACGGCAGCATAGGCTTTGGTCACGGTTGCACCGCTTGCCTTGACTGCTTCATCATAAGCAATCTGTGCCTTTTCAAGATTTAGCTGTGCAGTCTCTACCTTTGCTTCCGCCTTGGCGAGCTTTTCCATATCCACAGTAGCTTCGCCAACAACGTCGGTCACTGTTGCCATCGACTTGATGTTTTTCGCCATAGACTTGGTCAGCGTTTCGGTAGAGACGTCAACAAGCTCTGCGGCATACATATACTCTTGGAGCTTATCGGTGGCGATACCTGTTTGGGTTGCGGTGGTCAGTACATCATCGGCATAAACCGCACCCTCGGTTGCCATATCCACAAGAGCTTTTCCGGCAGCTACGGCGGCGGCAGAAACGGCTGCGAAGGCGGCAGCTATGGTGGCCGCGGTTGCTTTGCACACGGTACCAAGCCCCTCAAAAGAAGGACCCGCCTCATCTGCATCCTTTGCCGCGTCATCCACCTCTTTACCGAAATCGTCTGCGGCTTCCCCGGCTTCGTCCATTCCTTTGCCGGAATTTTCGATAGCCTCGTTATTATTTTTGACCTCGCGCTCCATACCATTTAGCGCGGCTTCAGCGTTATTCAACTGAATTTGCCACGCCTGTGTACGCTTATCGTTTTCACCGAAGGATTCGGCTGCATTTTTTAGTGCCGCACGTAATACTTCGATTTTTTCTTTTTGCGCATCGATTTGTTTGCCGAGGACTTCATTTCTGGCGGTCAGAGCTTCGACAGATTTATCGTTCTTATCGAATTCCGACTCCACAAGCTTCATTTCCGAACCGAGAACCTTGAAGGATTGGTTGATTTCCGCCAGTGCGGACTTGAATTCCTTTTCGCCTTCAAGACCAATCTTCAGTCCGAATTTTTCTGACATATATCACCACCTCCTGTTTAGATTCCGTCGGGAATAATATCGTCTATGAAATGCTCCCGCTTCGGTTTGGATATGCCTGAAAATTGTTTGTGACATTCCCAAAGGTCGAGTAAGAGACCAAACGGCATAAGACCCACCTCATCAAGCGAAAGATGAAGGTGGGCAATGCCATAATAAATGAGCCGAGTAAACAGCTCCTCGTCACTTACTCGACCACCGTGTTTTTTGTGTCAGGCTCACTTTCTACATTGCGCTTGGTACCCTTATAAAGAGCCTCGGTGATTGCGGTCTTGTAGGAGGCAAGGTCTGCGGGAATGGTCAGAAGTTCCACCATATCCTCCGTAAGAAGGTCACGGTGATCATCCTTGTGCTTGAGATTATGAATGAGGAGAGACTGATTGGCAAGGAGCGTAATCAACCATACGATCTCACCCAGCGCCATCTCAAAATTCTCACTCTTCATGAGCTTATCTCCAAGGTTCTCAAGACCACCGTAGCGTCCAGCAATTTCCTTGGTGGCTTTCGTTGTAAGGACAAGCTCATAGTCCTCACCGCCGATTGTAATAATTGCGGTTCTGTCCGTTGTCATTATTCAGCACCTCCGTCTTCATTTGTGGTTGCGGTATAAGAAGGTTCATAAACCTCTTTATACCAATTGGTGATGGTGCTTTCCGCTACCGAAGTATCTCCTTCTGTCACCTCTGCCTTCCAAGGATGCTGACCCTTTCCGTCCGCTTTGTTACGGCGCAAAATAGTTCCCTCAATGGTGGGAGTGGAAAAGGTGATGCTGTCGCCCTTGGTAGCAAGGTTGGTGGCGGGAATGCCAAATTTGACGCGGTAAAGCCAATAATACTTATACTTGCCGTTGGCTTTCTTGGCGCGAAAACCGACAGCAACGGGATCACCGCCGTCCTCGGTAGAGGAGATGATGACACCGTTTGAGTCAATCGTAGCTCCCGTGAGATCGGAAGCAACGATAGCACCGAGTTCATCAATGCCGAGAGAAAGAGTGCCACTCTTAAACTCCTTGACGATTTCAGCAGCACCGTCATCCGCATAGAGGGTTGCTTCAGCAAGCTCAACGGAAAGGTCTGCGGTCATCGCCTTCGCCAAGGAGGTGGGAGCGCCGTAGGACTCGTTGCCCTCTGCATCCTCGGTAATCTTGGCGTAATAAAGTTTGTCAAGTCCGATTGTTGCCATAATTTATATTTCCTCCGTTTCATAGTGTTTTGCTACGTCCACAACATAGTGGTGATAGCCTGTATCGGTTTCGTAACCGATGTATTGTCTGTTCGTAATCGTGATGTCTGCGCCGAACAGTGCGCGGATAATACGATTTTTATCGGCACCATAGTTGCCTTTGCAGTAAAGTGAGATACGCGCCTCCTGAACATCGTACATCGGTGCGTTGTCCGCACTGAGGTCAAAAGTATCTGTCAGCGGAACAACAACGATGTATTTGTCCGGGGCGACATCTCCGAATACGCCTGTTTCAAGAGGAATATTCAAAGGTGTAAGTGCCGTATTCAGATCTGCCAAGAGACTCACAGCTTATCTACCTCCTCTTCAAACTTTTTTATCATAGCCGCCTCACATGCTGATTTTGATGCTGACTTGGCGGGTTTCAAAAAAGGCTTTGCAGGCTGCCCGTGTCTTCCGTATTCAAGAATGTTTGCGATTTTGGCGTTACTGCCGCCATCGGAACGAGGCTCTGCAAAACCGATTTTAATATTATGGTTACCGTCCCTATCCACCTTGGCGGGTGTCATACCAAGAGAACGTTCAAGCTCTCCCGTGGAACGGGAATCAACCTTCGTATCTCTGCCGACTACGGCAGAAAGATTGCTCTTAACCTTGGCAAGAACCACTTCTCCGCCCGCTTCAAGAACACGCTCGGAGATTTCATCGGTTTTGGCTCCCAAGGTCGATAGCCGCTTTAGAAACTCATCGGGAAGTTGTACTTCTGCTTTAGCCACGGGTAGCCACCACCTTTCGTGCCATTACTTCAAGGTACATCCCGCGCCCGCGAACATTCTCAACGGAAATAATGTCGAACTTCTCACCGTTGCACATTAAAATGTTGTCGGTTGTAATCGTAACACCGGGAATGATGCGAAAGCGGAATAGGTCGGTAGCATCGCTGAAGGCGGCAAGATTAGCCCATCTCTGGGAACCGTGCCGCCCTTCACGATAAGCACGGACTGATGCCACACCCTCATAAACGGAAGTGGCAAAGCCTTCTGCGTCTTTTTTGTTTTTGAAAATGCCGATGTCAATATAAGTGTTCATTTTACCAATGCTCATATTCACACCTTCCACTCTCTGTCAAGGCGCAAAAGCAAATTGACCGTGTTCCATACTTGCGTTGCCGCCTGCGGATTATCCGCAAAGAAACCGCCTGTGCTTCCGTCACGGGACTCATAGAAATGAGAGGCAAGCATAATCACGGCTTGTTCGGTTGTGGCGGGCATTGCGGTTTCCTTATAAGTCCCTTCGGGGATATGCTGATAGCTTTCTGCATACGCTACGGCGGCGGTGATGTAGCTTTGCAAAAGAGCGTCGTCAGCCGAATGTTCAAGAATAAGGTTTTGCTTGACCTTCATCAGCAAAGTTTCCATCACCGTCACCTCCTAACGTCAGGCAGTAGTAGTACCCTTTATCTGAAGGACTTTGATACCCTCGGGAACGACCACTCTTGCATCGAGACGCTTGGTTGCAAGGAAGCCAATGTGACCCGTGGTTGCGTAAAGTTCGTTGAGTCTCTTGAAGGTAATACCCTCACGGTCTCCGATCCAATACTTACGGAAATCACCAAATGCGATAGCCTTTGCGCCGGCTTCGATGGTAGGCATATACGGAGTGGTGATTACGGTTCTGCCGAGGAGCGTATCGGGAGTTCCCTCCTTAAGACCCGACTGCCAGAGATACTGACCATTGAAATCCTTAAGGGTGCGGATGGCAGCAACGGTTGCATCGTTGAGCAGCCAAACATCATTGGGTCTGTAAGGACCGCGAAGCGAGTAGTAGAGCTTGATCAGCTCATCTGCGGTGATTGCGGTTGCAGATGCGGTAGTAACACCGACCTCTGCACCCTCGGTATCATGAAGGATACCATAAGGCTTGCCAACGCCATCACCCGTGATGAAGGCTTCCTCCTCTGCCTCTGCCATACGAGCAACAAACTGTGCTCTGAAGTGAGACTCAAGGTCAAATGCGGAATCCTGAAGGAGTTCCGAGGATACCTTCACAAGTGCGGTGAGCTTGTGAGCGCCGATGTTCTTCTGACCGAAGGTTTCATTGGTCTCCACAATCTCTTCACCCTCATCAGTCCAAGCCGCCTTTGCCTTGGTCTCAAGAACGGGAATCTTGAGAGAACCGGAAGCGGTCTTGAAAACGTGTGCCAGCTTACGGATGACCATCGTATCGTTGAGAGTCTCAATCAAGGTCTTCTCAAAGTGGTCGGGAACGAGATATCCGCCGTCCGCATCGGGAGAAAGCGTAAGCGCATTCTTCATAACGGTGCCGGGCGCGGTACGCATCATATTCCAGAACGCCTTCTTGTAGTTATCGGTCTCTCTGCCCGTCTTCATATCTGCGGTGGCAGCGTCAGGCTTGGTGGTGAGAGGCGTGCTGGTGGCGCGGGACATCTCCTTGTCCATCGCGTCAAGTCTCTCCATACGAGAGATTTCAGTGCCGAGGTCGATGACTTCCTGCTCCAGTCTGGAGTATGCAGCATCATCCTCGACAGAAAGAGTTCCCTTTTCGCTTCTATGAGCGTCAAGGAAGGTCTGTGCGGCAACAAGTGCCTTAGCGCGCTTTTCGCGCAGTTCATTGATAGTCATAATTATTCCTCCAATTTTTAATTTTTCAAAAGTTTGAGTCGCTCGTAAAGGTCATCAACCTTGCGACCCGTAGGTTGAGGTTCTTTCGGCTGAATTTTTGCAGCTTCGGCAATCATTTTGTGGCGCATCTTATTCATAAGAGCGACCTCGACTGCCTTTCTTGAAAACAGCATAGATGCCTTGGGTGCATCATCGGTGTTTTCAGTGGGTGTGGAGTCTTCGGAGTCGGTGGCAACGTCAGTGGTGATATCTGTCTGCACTGCACTCTCACGTGCAAGAATACCGTCAATAAAACCAAGCTCCAGTGCTTTGTTTGCGTCCATCCAAGTTTCCGCATCCATAAGGTGTGCGAGCTTGGCGCGGGACAGCCCAGTCTTGATTTCATAAGCATTGATGATGGACTCCTTGACGTTGGCAAGCATATCGATTGCCTTCTCCATCTCGCCTTCATCGCCCATAGCGACCGTCATAGGATTGTGGATCATCAACATTCCCACGGGGGACATCAAAACCTCGGTACCTGCCATAGCAATAACGGAAGCAGCCGAAGCCGCGATGCCGTCAATCTTGACCGTGACAGAACCTTTGTAATCCATCAGCATATTGTAGATTTGAGCTGCCGCCACACAATCTCCGCCGGGGCTGTTGATCCAAATGGTAATATCACCGCTGTCGGATTCAAGCTCCTCGCGGAAAAGCTGTGGTGTGATATCATCATCAAACCAACTTTCCTCTGCGATGGTGCCGTTGAGGTGCAGAGTTCTCATTGCCGGAGTCGTCTCCGTCTGTGCCTGATTCGTCCAATTCCAAAACTTCTTCATCGGGTGTTTCCTCCTTTCCGTTATCGTTGGTGTTTGTATTTGCAAAAGCACCCGCGTCTTTCATCGGGAGCATATTGCCGTTAATAAGGTAAAGGTCGCCGCCCTCCTCTGTGGGGATGCGGTCGAGGTTTTCTAGCTCACGGATGTCATTCGCTGACATCCAACCATTCTGGCGACCGATGGCATAACCATTCATACGGCTTTGATAGTCGCCCCTCAAAAGACCTTCAACATTGAATTTGACATAGTATTTTTTCTTTTCCTCTGCAGTGAGAAGTGAGCGCATTATCGATTGCTCCCAGCGTATCACCCACGGGTCGAGAGTATACTTTACAAATTCAAGGGACTGTTGCTCAATATTGGAAAAGCTCGACTTTTCAAGGTCACCCACCATATGAGGCGGGACTCTGAAAATTCGAGCTATCTCATTGATTTGAAATTTTCTTGTTTCAAGAAACTGTGCCTGTTCGGGCGAGATGGAAATAGGGGTATATTTCATACCCTCTTCCAAGACCGCAACCTTGCCGGAGTTAGAAGAACCGCCGAACTGACTTTGCCACGCTTCTCTCACTCGGCTTGGGTCCTTAATCGTGCCGGGATGCTCAAGGACACCCGATGGTGCTGCGCCGTTCGCAAAGAACTTGGCTCCAAACTCCTCACAGGCAATCGCCATACCGATAGCGTTCTTCGCCATTGCGATAGGGCTGTAACCGACAAGCCCGTCAAAGCCAAGACCGGGAATGTGAAGCACGTCGGAAGGCTTCAAGATGACTGACGAGCCATTCATCGTAGGCGCTTCATCATTTGAACGCTGATAGGTGTAATAAAGCTGTCCGTTTTCATCTCGGTCAACGCTCATCTTATTCGGCATCAAGGGATACAGAGCAATGACCTCATTTTTACCGTTGCGGATGATTTGCGCATACGCATTTCCCCACAGCAAAAGATGTGTCATCAGCGTTTCTCTGAAAACAAAACTTGACATTTCGGGGTTCGGCTCATCGTGAAGCAACAGGTAAAGCGGATGGTCAATGGCTTTTTCTTTGCCGCCACTGTCGGTATATCTGTATAGATGCAACGGCAACCCTGCGACTGCTTCGGCAAGAATGCGGACACAAGAATAAACGGCCGTCATCTGCATTGCGGAACGCTCGTTTACAAACTTCCCCGAGGTCGAGCCTCCCATAAAGAATGTATAAGAGCTTCCCGCCGTACTGTTTTTAGGCTTATCGCGGGACCTGAATAGTCCTGAAAA